ACCTTGGCCCCTCTCAGTAGGGGCTGAAGCACACTTTGGAATATCTTCTAAATTCACTTATGTTGTTTCCTACGAACGTTGGGGCCTGATGCAATTTCCTCATTCGGATATGTTTATGACATTTGGCATACGTTGGAAACCATACAACATCAGATTATAAAAAAAACTTAAAAAAACTTGACAAATTCCCTGAACATGTTATATTGTATAGACAAGGAGGGAAAATGATAAAACCAAGCCTAGGGTATTCCAATTACTATTGGAAGAAGCTCGAAAAGAAAGAGAAAGAAACTCAAAAAAATACTTGACAAACATAACAGAATATGTTATAATATATACATCTTAGTTGTTCGAGATATCAACTTCAAAAAAATCTCAAAAAAATATTTGACAAACTTTCCAAAGTATGTTATAATATATATGTTGAGAGGGAGGACAACATAAAAACATCCCATCATGTATAACAACATAGGAGGTCTTAATGACTAATACATACACAATCCATACTGGTGCATTCACCACTCTCAAGGGAGAAGTACGAACCATGAACTTTATTCGCTTTAGCGATCTTCCAAGTTCAATTGTTGGCTCACGAGTCGCGAAATACAGTAACCAAAACGGTTTTGAAACTGTATGGGATATCGATCGTAACGCTTTCCGTACTTTTAATCATGCAACAGTGCAAGGAAGCGTAACCTCACGACGCGGAACTTACTCCTTTAGTTAAGGTTGCTAAAACTACACATAAAACTATATAACTCTATAATTTGATTATCAAGTGGTTGTTTGCCGAGCCCCAACCCATATAAAAAAAACTCGGTTACCTTTTTCAAATCCTTCCTAAGAGGTAAAGGAAGGATTATAACTACGGCTCAACATTACAAGTGAGACCTTAGACAATTAAGTCAAAAAAATAACAAGGAGATAATACTATGGCTATTAATATTGAACAAATGCGAGCTAAGCTCGAAGCATCCAAGAATGGTGGTGCTAGAAAAAATGATAATACAAAGTGGAAACCCCAACAGGGTGATCAAACTATTCGTATCGTACCGACATCGGATGGAGATCCTTTTAAGGAGTTTCACTTTCATTACAATGTAGGGAAAAATCCCGGAATTCTTTGTCCAAAAAAGAATCATGGAGATGACTGTCCTATTTGTAACTTTGCTTCTGAACTTTGGAGAGCCGGGGTTGATGAAAACGATGATGATATGAAGAGAGAAGCTAAAAAGCTTTTCGTTCGTAAACGATATTTTTCACCAATCTTGGTCCGAGGCGAAGAAGATAGAGGTGTCCGTGTCTGGGCCTATGGCAAAATGGCATATGAAAACCTCTTGGGGCTAGTTTTAGATCCGGATTACGGAGATATTACCGACCCTGAAGCCGGAACTGATATTGTACTCAACTACACAGTTCCCGGTACACCCGGATCCTTTCCGAAAACCCAGTTGAAACCTAGGCGACGTCCATCACCACTTTGTGATGATCAAGTTGCAGATTGCCAAACTCTTTTGGACTCCGTGCCCGATATCTCTAAGATCTTTGAGCGCAAGACCTCCGACGAAGTGCAAGCGATTTTAGATGATTTCCTTTCTACCGATTCCTCCTCCGAGGCCGGCAGTTCAGAAAAACAAATGTATGGTAATACTAACGCTGTTGACAGCGCTGTGAATAGACTGATGTCTACGTAAAGGAACCAAGCCCGCCCTCGGCTTTGTAGGGGGCATATCATTAACACAGGAGACGCAAATGATATTATTCTCAGCATTAATGTTCGCATGTAGCGATGAAGAAGAGGTCGTAGATTCGGCCCAAGAAGAAGTTATTGATTCAGCCCAAGAAGAGTCCGAATTAGAAGATACTTCAACGGAATCTGAAGAAGCTGAGGAATAACGACTTAAAACCTCATAATTACTTAAAAGAGGATTGAAATATGGAAGTTTTGCTAGTTTGTGGTTTGTTTTATTTAGGGTTTGTTTATGCTCAGCTACTTGAGTGGTTAGTACATAAACATCTTTTACACGGACTAGGTAAGGAGAAAAAGAATAAGTTTTTTGCTTATCATTTCTACGAACACCATAGGGCATCAAGAAGCAAGCTGTTTTATGATGATCCATCATTAAAGGAAACCCTATCCATTTTACTATTGTTAGTTTTACATTTACCGTTCATAGCATTCTCCTTTGCTCTATACGGCGGAATCACCGCCGGTGCCCTTCGATACTATTATGTACACCGGAGGACACATTTAGAGCCGGAGTGGTGTAAGAAGCACTATCCTTGGCACTATGCCCATCACATGGCTACAACACAGGAAATGAATTGGGGTGTAACGACAGACAAGTTTGATAGATTGTTTAAAACTCGATTGGTGTATGTCGGAACAGAGAAAGAGATAAAAGATACACAAAGAAGAATTAAAAGACTAGACAAAAGGAGAACTTATAAATAGGTTTGATTCGTACAAGAATGGTGGTGCTAAAAGCATTATATTATTTAAAAACAAGCTATAGAAGGAGGAACAATGATAGCACAAGACGAAGGCTTAGAAAGCCAACAATGTAAAATATTAGGTTTGATACACAGAGCAGGCCGTGTAAGAGGAAAACAAGTTTACCAACCAGACGCAGATCTGTGTTGGGGTAGAACTAAGAACAAATACCCCATCGAATTGAAGACTTTTAAAGAAGGTAAGTCTTGTTCTACAAGTAGCAGACTCAATAATAGAAAAATACACGACTATAAATCAGCCCCTTGGATTATGTCAGAGAAACACCCAGATAGGGATGAATTCACAGGCAGACACTTCTATTGGCCTAAAGCGGCTCAATATGCATGGCTCGATGCTCAAACAGAAAAGATCAAAAAGGGTACCAAATCCTACATCGGCTCCTCAGAATCAAACCAAATACTTGAATACCTTAAGCAGTCTGGTTGGAATGAAGATGTTGTAAAAAAGCTCAGCTATACTCTGGAAATAAAGGGCCATCTGCTCGCAGATCCGAGAATATCTAACAAAACAATACTAGATAACTGTGTTTTAATAGATGTCGATAACCCACAGGAACACTTATTCAAACTACTTAAGGAGGACAAATGGGTGAAGTAATTAATATGAAACCGGGCAAAATTGACATAAACGAAATGAAGAAAAAACTTAACAAGAAGGCGGGCCTTGAAGTCGCCCACTCTCTTGGCAATGGCAACGATCCGTCGTCTGTCGTTGATTGGATCCCAACGGGATCTCGCTGGCTGGACTCGATCATATCGATCAAAGGCATGGCCGGAATTCCAATCGGAAAAATAACAGAACTAGCTGGACTGTCAGGGACAGGGAAGTCCTACATGGCAGCACAGATCGCAGCGAACGCTCAAAAGAAAGGCATTTTTGTCGTATATTTTGACGCAGAGTCCGCCGTCGACCCAGAGTTTCTTCAACAATCAGGTTGTAACGTAGAGGAGAATTTCTTATACTACCAAGCGATCTCAGTTGAAAAGGTGTTAGAATCTATCGAGATGTTAATGGATAGTTATCCACAGCAGAGATTCTTATTCATCTGGGACTCCATCGCTGCGACTTCTTCCGAGAAAGAATTAGAATCAGACTTCAATCCACAAAGCACGATGGCCGTTAAGCCAAGAATCTTTTCAAAAGCATTTCCCAAGCTTACCATTCCTCTTGCAAAGAGGAGTTGTGCCTTGCTTTTGATTAATCAACTTAAGACCAACATTACCACGAATGTTGCAGAGGCAATGACCACACCTTATATTGCTCCCGGCGGGAAAGCAATTGAGTACTTTAGTTCTCTACGGGTATGGTTAACAGGACGAAAGTCCAAGGCCTCATATATTTATGACGACGTCGGCAGAGTAGTCGGCTCCGAAGTAAAAGCAACAATCCAGAAGTCTCGATTTGGATCCTTGAAGGCTACTTGTACCTTCAAAATTATGTGGGGAGACGGTGTTGGAATTCAAGATGAGGAATCTTGGTTTACTGCCATTAAGCTTTCTGGAACAGAAAAACTAAAACAATCTGGTGCTTGGTACACTATCACTCTTAAGAATGGTAAAACCAAAAAGTTCCAAGCGGCAAATTGGACTAAATTGTTGAAAGACAAAGTTTTCAGAGAATCAGTGCTTGAGATTATGGAAGAAGCCGTAGTCAGAGGCATCAAACTCGAACAAAATTAATCATGTTCTCCTTTATATAATATGATTGGCCCTCGACAAGTTTGTCGGGGGTTTTTTTGGTTTGAGCTTGACTTTTGAGTAATAATATGTTATAATATCAATAACGGAGGTAAATATGATAGAATATGTAGATATAGTTGCGGATCTCTCTTGGGGAGATACCGGAAAGGGCAAGATCACCTCGGCTCTTGTAAAAGAAGGTGAATATGATTTCGTTTGTCGATGGGCTGGTGGAAACAACGCAGGACACACAGTTTTTGTTGACGGCAAAAAGTACAAGACCCATTTGATACCAAGTGGTGTTTTTCATGGCGTAACATCGGTTATTGGACCGAGTTGTGTTGTTAATGAGCAGGCTTTAATGTTAGAGCTTAGATATCTGGAAAACAACGGATTCGATATTTCCAAAGTCAGAGTGTCCCCCAGAGCACATATTGTGAAAAGACAACACATAGAGGATGATGTGTCATTCCTCTCCAAGAGATTTGGAACAACATCCAAAGGCATAGCACCTTGTTACGCGGACAAGATGGCTAGGAGAGGGACTTTAGCAAAAGATACCCTGCCTTATTGGATGTTGTGGGACGAAAAGCTTTATGGCAAAGTTCTTTGCGAAGGGGCCCAAGGGTTTTACTTAGATGTAGATCAGGGTAATTATCCGTATGTAACGTCTTCAACAACCTTACCTTATGGTGCTTGTTCTCTTGGATTTCCACCACAAAAAATAAGGCGTATTTACGGAACTTGTAAGGCTTATGATACTCGCTCGGGTATTGACCCTCTGTTCCCCGAAGAACTCCTAAAAGACCCTGAATTGCTAAGAATAGCGGATGAAGGAGAGGAATATGGAGTAACCACAGGGAGACGAAGAAAGGTCAATTGGTTAAATTTGGATTTGCTCATAAAAGCAGCAGGCATCAGTGGTGCTACAAACATTATAGTCAATAAGGTTGACATCTTGATGGGTACCGGAACGTACAGACTATTCCACGAAGGTACTTTAAAGAGCTTTGAAGACTTCGCTTCATTTAGGGAATATATAACACATTTCCTTAAGAGATCCGATAATCAAATTAATAAAATTAATTTCTCAAAACATCCAGAAATAATTTGACAAAACACTTGATCGTGTTATATTACATACATCGGAGGAAAAATGTACTATGAATACATCATAGAGGACGGGGTCTATTATGTACCCCGACCCTCTGGCGTTATTGCCGGAATGGTTCGCCATTCAGCTTTTAGATCCCTTTTGGGACAAACACCAACTATCGCAACACCTGAGTTTTGGGAGAAGCTTGTTGGAAGAAATAATGTAAAGATATTAGACACTAAATCGGAGGAATCATGCAGATAACTAATCAAAGATTAAACAAGGACAACTTGGTTTTAAAACCGGAGGATGTTCCATCACCAAGGTCACTACAAGTAGTCTATTGGGAAGATGGAACAGCACAGATAAAGATACAACACACAGACTTGCTAAACCCAGAGAACACACGTCTTTGGTTTACGGATTCAATGAGTCACGAGGAGATTGAATCAAAAAGAATAGATATTTTACAACAATTTATGGAGGAGCATTATGAAACAATCAAAGTATAAATTGAGAAACAATCAAAGTATAAATTGAGAAACAAGCCCAAAGGCATAAAGAATGCTGAAATATGGGCATTGTCAACATGTGAAGGTGTAGGTCTCTACCCAAGCAGCGAAGTTTATTCGTCTTATAAAGAAGCATATAAGGCTGCATTTAAATTTGTATTGTGGTTTTATCTAGATCACGAGATCGATATCTCCGGAAATACATACGATGAACAAACCAAAACAATGCAACCTGAGTATGAATACGAGCTATCTGTGCTTAACGCCATTGATGCTATGATTCGTAGAGAATTTACTGAACAGGAGGCACACGATCTTATGTGCTCAGATGAGTTTGATGACCTAAATTCAGTCGACAACTTTATTCAAAGAAATAAACAATTTGATTGGGTAGAACCTATTGCACTAGTATGGGTCAAAAAGCAAAAAATTAAATAACAAGGAGATAGTGAATGAAAAAGCTAGTAATAATCGATGGTCTCAACATGTTTTTGAGATCATACATAATAAATCCAACAATGGATCCAAAAGGAAACCTTATCGGAGGCTCAGTAGGCTTTTTAAAGTCCCTACAAAAG